GTCATTATATTGTTATTATCCTATTTTCTTTAAATAGTTAGTTTGTGTTGCAATCCAATCGTTTCCTTTTAATCCAGCCATTTTTGCAGCTTTCTTAATTGCTTCAACTGTATTTCTTGCTTTCACTTTATACTTATTCTTCTTAGATAATTTAACACCATTAAGATTCATATCTGAAAAACTCATTTCCCAAGTTGCAAATCCTTCTTTTATGATAGATTCTTTAACTTCTTCTTTTTTATCAGTAGATTCATCTTTACCATCTTTTTTAGCTAACATTTTTGCAAATGCTGCTTTCTGTGCTGGTGATTGAGCTTCTTCTAAGTCATCGGTGATTTTGATTACTGCTACGTTTTTTTCTTCACCTCTACCAAATCTTTCATTCTTAGCTCCTTTACCTTTCCAAGTTTTTTCTATGTTGTTAAAGAATTTCTTTTTTTCTTCATCAGACATATCAGGAATAGATTTTCCAGCTTTTTCTAATGCTCTTTTGAAAAATTCTTGATATTCAGATTCTTCAATCATAGTTTCTTTAACTATGTTTTTTAATGCTTCTCTTGTTATTTTCATTTTTCTATCTCCTGTATGGTTTTAGCAATATTTATTAATCGCTCCTTTATCTTATAAATATGTTTGTTTGTTCTTTTCCAATACTGATTGGAATCTAACTCATTCATTGTCTTAATCTTACTATACCAATTAAAGAATTTCTGAGTTTCTGCTAGTTGATATTTAAGTTCTTTTAAACCCATTGCCATCTTCTTATGAGGATGTTTGGTTTCATCATTTTTTATTGCTAACCAACGATTTACTGGTCTTTTTACTTTAGCTTCATTTAGTTCTTCATCCACTTTACCAACTAATTTCATACCAAGTGCAGTTGCAATCTTTTTCTTACGTCTCTTATCTTTAGAACCACCATCAGAAAAAGCATTGGGTGTACTATAACCTGCTACATTACCAGATGTAGTTGCTTCATCCAATTCCTTTTGTATTTCTTGGATTAATTCTTCGATAACTTTGTTAAGATTATTGCCCATTTACTAGTTTAATCTCTTTAATAAGTTCATAGGATAACATTAAAGAAGAAACTTGTTCATCTGTAATTTTCTTTCCAAGTTTTTGTTTTTTCAAAACGTTAATAGTTTCTCTAAGTTTTATTTTAGTGATTTTGTCTTTCATCGATTTATACATCGAATGTAATTCTGTAATGGTTTGTATTAATTGGTTTTCAAAGTATTCACCAAATTTAGATGTATTGGATACGTTATTAATGTATTCTCTCAATAATCCTTTTTGTTCAGAATTTAAATTAGTATATTTTTTGTTAAAAGATTCAGTTAAGATTTTAAAAGTAAGTAATCTTAAATCTTTTTCTTGTTTTTTATAGTCTTCTACTAATTTATCTTCTTTTACTTTTAATGAAGTACTGCTATTTGAAATATGCTCTACTAAAGTAAGTTTTGAATCAAATACATCCTTTACATCAGTAACGTTTATTGCTTTTGCTTCAAAAAGTTTATGAATAGATGCTAATATTTTATAATTAGTGACAGGAGATGACATAAAGTTATCAATATCCAATGTTTCTTTAATTGATTTGACAAGGTTGTACTTTTCTCTTTTAAGTTTACTATAATCTAATCGTGTATGTGCTTCTAATATAGCATCTATATACTTCTCAGCTTTTGTTTCTGAGTTATATTTTTCATTAATTAGTAAATTAAATAGTCTTAATTCTTTCGCAAGTTCAGTTTTTCCTGCAAAAAATTCTTTAATGATTTCCTTCGATTTCTCATCTGATCCATTTAACACTTCAAGTGTTATTTGTTTTGTCAGTAGTTCGAATAAAAACCCAGTGTTTTTAAATTTAGAGTGTCTTATTTTTTTCATTTCAAATTTTTCCAATTATGATATGGTCAATTTATACTATTATAAATATAAAAATATAAATTATAAATTAATTTTCCGTATCTTCAAGGATGTTATCCTCATTTAACATATCAGTATCTTCGTGTAAATACTTTCTTTTTGATGATATTCCATTGATATAACTCAATGCTTTATCTTCAGATGTTCTTGAACGTTTCTTAGTTCGTTCTTTATCACCAAGTGGGTCTCTTCCAAGTGGGTGTTTATCTTTTCCATAAGTTCCACCCTCACGAGGTCTACCACCTTTATCTTTTATTTCTTGTTTTATCTTTTCAATTGATTCTTCAATATCATCTGGTTCTTCATCTTCAACCGCAGGATCACTACCCTCATCTTCAATAGAACGGAATCTAAATCTATCTTTTAAATCATCTAACATCATTACTCTTTGTTCATCAGATTCTCCTCCACTTAATTTAAATATATTTTCATATACCCAATCCTTAGATAACATATTCAATCCTTGAATATCCTGAGCTAATCTAATTTTCTCACTCCACAAGTTTACTTTTTCTTGTTCATAAATTGTAGATGGATTAACTAATGATAAACTAAAGTTAGTCATTTCTGAATCTTGAATACCTTGTGAATATAAGTGTACGATTGCAATTTTAGATAATTCTGAAACTACTGTTCTTTGTATTCTTTCAATTGTTCTTGCGAATCTAACATCTTCAGCTGCTAATGTTGCTTTACCATTTACATTTTCTTCATATCCTAAATATGCTCTTGGAATCTTTAATGCTGCAAACATTTTGTTTTTTAAGTAATCGATATCTTCAATAGATGCATATTCCATACCTGCAAGATTATCAATTGATGTTCCACTATCACCACCACGAACAGGAAGATAGAAATCTTCTGTTAGGTTTTGCATATTGTACTTTAAATTATAATCACCAGTATTTCTATCAACAAAAGGAACTTTCTTCATTTTGTTAATAATTCTTTGCATATAGTTATCAACTTCTGTTGGAGGGATATTACCAATATCAATTTTGAAAACTCTCTTTTCAGGTGCTCTCATGATTCTGTGAATCAACATTGCATCTTCCATAAGAGATAATTGTTTCCACAATCTTCTAGCATTTTCAATCATTGATTTTCCATATGGTAACCAGTTTGTATCTGCTAATAATCTAAAATGTGCAATTTCAAAATTTTCATATTCTTCCTTACCATTTGGGTCTTCAGTTATTTTGAACTTAACTGAGTTTGGGTTGGTTGGGTCTGTTCTTTCTAATCTTTCTGTGTTGTAAACTGAATGAGGTGTTACGTTAACAATACCTTTGCCTTCTCCTACTTCTAAACCTAAGAAGAAATCACCATACTTACACATATTTCTTACCCATGGCCATAAGTTGAATTCAACATTAAGGATATCATAGAATAAGTTATTTAAAATATCTTGTACTTTTTCATTATCAGAGTGAACCATAAGAGTATCACCAAATTCATTCTTTAGTGTAGATTCATCTGCGTATATATCAAGAGCCGATGCTAATATTGGGTCGTTATCCATTGCATCGTAATCTCTGAAAACTTCTCTACGAACTTGTTGGTATGCCATTGATTGTGCACCACCTGCTTGTTCGAAGAAACTTTTTTGTATCTTCGTGTATCTATCTCTTAACGAGGATAGATTTGTTTGTTGTCTTTCATCACCATCAAAAACTTTTCTTTTACCATCCTTATCAACCGTTACGATTGCCTTGGTACGAAAGAGTTTTGTTAAACGTCCGAAAAATGAAGTATCTGCCATTTGTATTTATTTTTTAATTTATAACCTTTATTATTACCATTTTCTACAAGACCAATATCTTGCTTTATGTTTTGGTCCAGGTGAATCACAATTGTGTCTTGCTCTGAAAGCTTTTCTTGCATCTGGATTATTCTTTCTAATCGACATTGTTTTTTCTCCTGATTTCTTTGCGGAGCTTCCACCATGTCCAAAGTTCACCTTTACTACATTTCCTTTGGGGTTATTAACATATACTTTAAACTTTTTAACATCACCTTGCATTGGTTTACCAAGTTTAACTGTCCTACCTTGATACTCAGCTTCGTTTATGTCAGATTTATATTCTTTCATAAATTCAGTAAATTCTTTTACATCTTGATAGTTCTCTACTGTGTATTCTTCACAGTATTCTTGACTTTCTACTAATAAATTATATAATGATATCATAGTTGTTTTGTTCTATACTATAAATATAGAGTTATTTAATTAACCACGTTAGGTCTTCGTTTGTATCACCAACCCTCATTTTCCATGGGTTTTCATCCATAGAATCGTTACCTCCAAATCCACTAGCCAATCCCTCGGTAGCTTGTCCTATCCCACCTAATGCCTGTTTGGTTAAATCCACTCCCTCTTGTCTTAATCGAAGTGCAGTATCTCTAACCCATAATCCAATTGATAATGACATTGTTAAATCATCATTATATCCTTTCATTCCTTCTGCTCGATTGCCATTCCATATAAAAGTAAATAATTCTTCTATCAATCTAGAAGAACGTATCGTTACTGATTTTTCTCTGATATATTGTTCCAATTTAGAAATAATCAAAGGTCTAGTTTTAGCTGTTGTAGAAAAACCAGGCACCATTCCACGTTCTTCTGCTCTGTATTTATTATGTAATTGATTTTCTACATCAACATATTTTAAATCTTTACTCATATAAAATAAGTTCTGATATGACCTATCTATTACTTGTTGAATTACTGCCCAACCAATATTTGCGTTTTCTATTACTAACAATGCTTGATTATATTCAGTTGAAAGAGATACCAAGAAATTTCCAAAATCTTTTGTATCTAATTTTCCTTTATATTCTGCAACTTGTGTTGATTCTTCAATATCAATCACATGACATGCAGAATAATCTCCTCCATCTCCACGAGCAACATCCGCTACTACCATATAAGATTTTGTATAGTTTGGATATTCCCATTTCCATAGGTTTCCATCAAATCCAGTTTTTTCAATTGGTTCTTGTACATATGTTTCTTTATAAAACATTAAAAGTTGAGGATCTATTACTGTATCACCAGAAGAAACAAAATCACAATCACATTCTTGTGCTGCTCCTTTTGGTCCTAATAAAACCTCCTGCTCATCTCTCCATGATTGGTCTCTTTCAGGATGAACACTCCAATGTAATCTAATTGTATTGAATGTATTTGTTTCATCTTCTGCACCTACCCAAGTTTTGTGAAAGAAATTTCCTACACCATTTGGAGTTGATAAGATAATTGCGTTACCACCCGTTGATAATGTAGATTGGGATGATACCCATATATCTTCAATCTTATCAATAAAAGCTGCTTCATCAAATACCAAAAGGGATAGTGCTTCAGAACGACCAGCATCTCCTGCTGCAGAAGTTGCTTTTATCTGAGAACCATTCGAGTATCTTAAGGATAGTTTGTTATCCTCTACTGTGTTTTGTTTTAACCACGATGGTAAGTACTGATTCATTACACGAACCTTCGTTACAAGGTTCTTAGCAACTTCTTGTTTGGTTGCAATTACTAATACGTTAAAATCTTGATTGAATAACATTTTCCAAAGTGAAAATCCAGCAGTTAAGGTAGAGATACCTGTTTGTCTGGATTTAAGGATGATGTTGTATCTATGTTCTGCGAATTGGTCTAAAGTTCTTTCTTGAAATTCATATAAATGAAATGGAATCTTACCACGAACTGGATGTTGAATCATACAATACTTTTTCATAAAGTAGATTGGATCTCCAGCACATTTCTGATATTCAAGTTTTATTATATCCTTGAGTGATTGTTTAGCCATTATTATTTTTTCTTCTTAAATGAAATTTTCCAATACATAGAACCACCGATGTAAGGTTGTATAGTACTATTTACATTTAATGCACCAATATCCAATCCCCACATTTTATCTTGCTTATCTTTATATAAAAGGCCAAACTTTGCATTGTTTATAAAGTTAGTTTGGTCAAATCCAGCACCAACACCATAATAGAATACTCGTTTAGGTAATTCCTTTACTACTTTTGTATTGTATATTGTAGGAACTTGAAAATTCCATATAACATCTCTACTTACTATTTGATTTTGAGATATAGTATCAGTAAGAATACCAAATCCTAAAGTTGGGTTCGGTTTTGTTCCCATTGAATCAATTACAATTTCAGGAGCAAACTCATAAGTTAGTTTTAAAGTATCTTTAACTACATACTTTGAATAATAATCTTCTATTATTTTAAGAGAATCAACATCTGCTGGAATCTCTACTATTTTTTCAACTACTCTATCTACATACTTAGGTACATATTTTTTTACTTCTACAATTTTATTAATAAAAACAGTATCTATTTTTTGTTCTAATAGTTCATAGTCTTTTCCATCTACTTTTACTAAATTTTTTGCAGATTCTCCATCACCACTACATGCTCGCATCAATAGTATAACAACTATTAACCCTATTATTAGTATTTCCTTGAAATACTTTGATAAAATTTTAAAGATAATGTTCATAATTTTTTTCCCTTAATTCTTCGAAGACGTTTTCTCTATTTGTTTCGAGTTCTTCTATTTCCTTATTACCA